GTGCTGGCTTGCCAGATAGCGCAATCGGCAGGCCTGCGAGTCAATACGATCGGCCGCCAGGCCATCGCAACAATGTGGGCTTGGTGACGCCAGCGACAATCGCGCCCTCGCCCAGGCTGGATAGGTGCCCTCGCACGTATAGCCCCACAACGAATGTCCGCATGGCTGATGATAGAGGTCCGCGATTGCCCATCTGATGTAACGCAGCGTTACTAGTTTATCCAGAAACGGCAACGCACTGAAAATAAATGTGCCCGCGCTCAACAGCGCCCCAAAGCCCGCCAAACCTCAACAACCACGGGCTTTCGAGCACGGTGCGTTGCGATCCAAATCCAAACCGCCCATCAATCCCGCGCGTCCCGCATTGCGCGCGTGCCTTTCTCTAGCAAGCAAGGGCGACCGCCCGCAGCGAGCGAGACCAACAAGGGCATGTGTCTCGAATGAAACCAATCTCGCCAATTCCAGCCGAAGCCGAGCAAATAGTCGTCAAAGAACGACCCATCTCAAAGCGGATGCAGCAAGTTCTCACCAACCTCGCCACCAAGGGCGTCAGCCAACGAGAGGCCGCAAAGCTTGCCGGAATGAGCGAATCCCATCTCTCACGCGAATTGAAGAAACCGCAAATACAGGTGTTTATCGCTCGAAGGATGCGCGAAATCATCGCAATTGGTGGTCTTCGAGCGTCAGCCAGGCTCATTGAATTGATCGATGCCGAGTCGGAACACGTCAGCGCCGACGTATCGAAGCACATCGCAGCCATTGCCGGCATCAAGCCATCCGCAGACGCGCAAGTATCTGTAAACATGAACATAACTGCAGGATACGTGGTGGACATCAGTCCAGAGCCTGGGGTTCGAACTGTCAACACAGTGCCCACACACAAGGTTATAGATGCGGGATAATGCAGTGATAACAGATGGTTAGGTATACTGACCACATGATTGATAGTCACATGGCTGATACGGATGGACGGCGGCGCCGGGTGACCATCCCTGGGGATCCAGCCAGCGGAGGGCCGGGGGGAAAATCGAGGTCTCGCCGCGCGAGCTCCCGTTACCCCCTCCCGATTATTTTTCAAACCTTTAGGAGGTTGCCATGAAATTTTGGTTTTGGAACTGGCCAAAGGAAAAATCGCTCGTAGTTCCGGATCCTGACGGGCGGTTTGTGGACTACACGAACGATCCGGTAATCAACCATCCGGATTTGCGGCGGTTTTACCGCCCTGAGGATAAGTTTGAAGGCGCGAGTCCATCATCAAGTACGTGGCTGGTGCCGGGGACTGAGCTGTCCGGTAAATGATCGAGCATGACCCGACCACGGGGTTCCCGATATTTCGGCCTGACGGTGAGGTGCTGCGGGAGTTCATGCGGGACAAGACTTCCCGGGTGAAGATCATTCAGGGTCCGCAGGGATCCGGGACGTCGTCGGCGTGTTGCCTGCATATTTTCCAGCGGGCGCTGGAGCAGCCGGCGCAGCGGGATGGGCGGCAGCGGTTCCGGGTGCATATTTTCCGCGAGACGTATGCGAAGTTGGAGGAGACCACGATCCCGACGTGGAAGGATTGGTTCCGGCCGGGGACGCGGCCTGGGGAGTTCGGGATTTTCTATGAGACGCGGCCGTATCGGCATGAGGTCAGGGTCGGGCCCTTGGAGCTCGATGTAACGTTTGTGGCGATGGAGGACATCCGGGACGCCAAATCGTTTTTCATGTCGCTGGAGACGTCGCTGATCTGGTTCAACGAGGTGCAGTTCGCGCAGTACGAGGTTTTCTCGGAGGCGGTTGGGCGCGTGTCGCCGCCGCGGTTTCCGGCGGTCAAGGATGGCGGTTGCGCCTGGGGCGGACTGATCGCGGATACCAACGCGCCGCCGGCGGATCATTGGCTGCCGATCATGCGCGGCGACGTTCCGCCGCCGGACTGGATGACCGAGGAAAAGCGCAATGCGCTGAAGCGGCCGGCGAACTGGGGATTTTTCATGCAGCCGCCGGGGCTTTTGGAGCGGTTCGACGACAAGGGCAAGATGCTGGGCTATGTGCCGAACCCGAATGCCGAGAACCTGAAATATTTGCCGCCGAAGTTTTACGATGAGAAGATCGCCGGCAAGACCAAATCGTGGATCGACGCCAATATTATGAACCGCTCGTCGGTGGTGACCGACGGCAACCCGGTCTATCCGCAGTTCCGCCGCGACGTGCATGTCAGCGATCGCCCGCTCGAGATTATTCCGGGGATCCCGGTGGTGGTGGGACTGGACTTCGGGCGGCAGCCGGCGGCGGCGATCGGGCAGTTTTTGCGCGGCGACTGGTTTATCCAGCACGAATATATCGGCAGGGACATGCAGGCCGGGGAATTTGCGCCGCTGCTGAAAGGCTTCCTGGCCCAGCACTACCCCGGCTTCACGTTCAACTTCTGGGGCGACCCGGCCGGCCAGCACCGCGGCCAGGCTACCGACAAGACGCCATTCATGATTTTCAACGAACATGGCATGCGGCGTGCTGCCGGCGCCGAATCCGCAGAACCAGCACTCGATCCGCTGGGAGGCGGTCAACGCCGTGCTGATGCGCCGGTCCGCCGGCGGGCAGCGGCCGTCGTCGCTGCTGGTCGACCCGCGCTGCTCCACCTTCATCACGGGAATGAGTGGCGGCTATTTCATGCGGCGGTTGCGGGTGTCCGGCGAGCGCTATTCCGACGAGCCGGAAAAAAACCAGTACAGCCACATCTGCGAAGCCATTCGAAAATGGTATCCTTGGCGGCGGCGAGGGCCGGGCGGTGACGATGGGATCGGCGCCGATGAAGCCGATCCAGACATGGAACCGGCGCAAGAGCATGAGGAGGGTGAAGGCATGACAGCACAGATTATTCAGTTTCCGATAAAGTTTTTCGAAATGGAAATGCGCCGGAAGTTGATCGAAATGGGGATGCCGGAGAAATTTCCGCATCCAGTTCATAAAATTTTAGATGCGAAGCGCCGCGTTGCCGAATTGCGTTTGCTCAGTCCTGATGCGTGAGATCCCCGCATTCGGGATCGAGGCGGCGCGCTGGACCGTGGTGTTTCACCGCAAGTCGAAACATCTGTTCTTCCGTCTGATCGCGCTCGGACACTTCAAGCATGTCTCGGCGCTGGCGTGGATACCGGAGCTCGGCCAGTGGTGGGTATATGATGTCGGGTTTCGCCGAACCTCGTTGAAGGTGCTGGTCGACGGGCCCGGCGCACAAGCCATCGTCGCCGCCATCATCAAGGGAAATGCCACGGTCACGATCGACGTCAAGGACGATCTGCCGTGGATGCGGCTCGGGATGTTCTGCACTACCGCGGTCTCCCACCTGATCGGCATCCGCTGTAGTGCGTTGCGGCCCGACGCGCTTTTCCGCCATCTCGTCGCGAATGGTGGAGTCCTCCGCGACGATGCAAGCCGACCAGCCCCAGCTAGCCCCTGATCCCAACCTCGCCGCCGAACAGGCGCAGGCGAAGAACGATCAGGTTATGGCGCTGCAGGGGCAGGCCGCAGGCGACACCGCCTCGCTGATGGCCCGCTTCGGCACCCGCCTGGCGCTCGGTAGTGCAGGCTCGCTCCCGGCAGCGCCCGCCGCCGCACCGATGGCGATCCGCTGATGGCCAAGGCGCCCCCGAAAGAAACAGCCGTCAGTCCGCTCGAGCAGGAGTCCAAGGACCGGCTCGCCGCTTGCCGCGCCTGGAAAACCCAGTGGGTAATGGATTTCCGGGAGTGTTATTTTTTCTCCTCGCCGCACCGCCAGCGCGCATTGAGTTCGTCGTCGTCGTCCGACACGACAGTCCGCATTCAGGACGCCGGCGATCTCAATACCGATGAAGCCTTCATTCTTTGCGGCGATTTCGTCACCGAGGTTGTCAACGGCTTCATGTCGCCGGACAAGCCATGGTGCAAGCGCGGACCCGGCATGGACCTGCCCGGCGGCGAGAAGGGCGCGGTCTGGGCCAAGGTCGAGAAGCAGATCAGGAACGACGACAAGGCGATCTTCAACGCCATGAAGGCGTCGAACCTCTATTCTGAAGTGCCGAAAGCGTTCTATCCGGACCTGTCGATCGGCACCGTCGGGCTGTGGATCGAGCGACCGCACGCCAACGCGCCGATCACCAATTCCGCGATTCCGTTGCGCGAGCTCGAAATCAACCTCGGCCCCTACGGCGATATCGACGACCGCTTTGCCGTGCGTCACACCCGCAACGTCAACGTCCGCGAACTCGTCGGAGAGGAAATCTGGGCCAAGATTAGCCCCGAAGTCGCCAAGGAAATCGAGGAGGGCCCTAAAAAAAGAACCGTCGTGATCTGGGGCTTCTGGCGGCTGTGGCAGGATAAGGGCGACGAGACCTGGCAGCACGTCGCTCATGATCGGCGACGGCGGCCAGCATCTCGTCCATGACGTCGTGATCAAGGGCGAGGGCTGCTGCCCGCTGTGGGTCGGCCGCTTCAACCCGACCCCGGATTCGCCGTTCGGCCTGGGCCCGCTGCTGCAGGGCTTGCCGTCGCTGCGCCAGATCGACGAGGCCGAACTGATGTTAGGGGAGAACATGGAATTGTCGCTGCCCCCGCCGGTGACATTCCCGAGTTTCAGTTTCTCGTCAGTCGAGCAGGGCTTCGAATCCGGCATGGCCTATCCGATCGAGCCCGGCCACGAAGGCGCGATCAAGAACATCTACACGGCGCCGCCGGCGCAGGTTGGCAATTACGCCTACGAGGACAAGCTGAAGAAGCTGCGCAAGCTGTTCTACGTCGACCTGCCCGAGCAGAGCGGCGATACCCCGCCGACCCGAGCGCAATGGCTCGACGAGGCCGCGCGCGCCCAGCGTCGCATCGGCACCCCGGGCATGCCGTTCTGGCGCGACCTGGCGCAGATTTTCATTCGCTTCAAATACCTGTTGGAAAAATCAAGCGCGATTGCGCCGGTGCAGGTTGATGGCCGCGCGGTCTCGACCCAGCCGATCAATCCGACCCAGGCTGCGGCGAAATTGCAGGCCATCGCAGAGGCCGCCAACACCGCGCAAACCCTCGGCGGCATGTTCCCGGAAGAATTCAAGATGAATGTCGATGGCCGCAAGTCCATGGAAGCGTGGATCAAGGAAACCGGAACCGGCGATCTCTTGGTGCTGCGTTCGGTCGATGAAGTTGCCAAGGCCACCGACCAGATGGCGAAGCTCGCCGGCGCCCGCCATGTCGGCGATCCCGGCGAGGCTGCACCGGGACCGGCCGCATGACCGATGAAGTTCACCCCACCAACAAGTTCTGTATCGAGGCTATCGACCGCATCGCGCGCACCGCCGACGGGGCTGCGCTGTACGTGTTTCTGCAACGCCGACTGATGTCGATTTCGGTCGCGCCAACTGACGGTGCGTTGCGATCAGACGAGGGCGAACGCACCTTCGCGGCGAAATTGATCTCGGTCATGGCAAAGGGAATTTTCGAAAGTGGCGGACGAAGCGGTATCACAGGCTCCAGCATCGGCCCCGGCGGCAGTGAGCAGCCCGTTGTCGTCCCCAGCCCCCGCGCCGTCCGCGTCTCCGGCGAGCCCGGCTCAACCCGCCGCATCGGGCCCCACACCCGCGTCGCCGGGTACGATTTCCCAGATATCGACGAACAGACCTGAAGGCATTCCCGACGATCGTTGGGACTCGACGGCAAACGCGCTCAAGGTCACGCCGGAAGAATATGCAACTGAGTACAAAG